GTAACAGCAGCTACAGGTACTGCACCAACACCAGAAACCACAGCAGCAATCGCTGCAGCAGTTGCAGCAGCACCAGCTCCTGCACCAGCACCTGAAGTTTCTGTTGATGTTCCTGCATCTTTAAATGTTGAAGTTAAATAAAATGGTACAATATATTATGGAATTACTCGAAAAAGCATTAACAAAAATGCTAAACAAGTTCTTCAAAAAACCAGTAATGGTTGATGTTCCTGTGTCTTTTACAACACAGATTAAGTAAATAAGAACCGCCTTCGGGCGGTTTTTTGTTGTCCTAAATAGAGGTATGACAGCATTAAACAGAACACCCTCTAATACCAATTTTCTACAACCGTCAAAGTTTATCTTGGCATTTAACAGATTGCCAACGGTTCAGTATTTTTGCCAATCAGCAAATCTTCCAGGTGTATCACTTGGCCAGGCACAATACTCAACGCCATTGTTAGATGTTCCTGTTGCAGGAAACAAATTAGAATACAATGAATTCAATATTCAATTCTATATTGATGAAGACATTGCTTCATGGAATGAACTTTATAAATGGTTCTTGGCCATTGCTTCACCAAAGAGTTTTGCTGATAGAAACACAACAAACAGTCTACAAAATCAATATACAACAAAGGCCAGTTATTATTCAGACTCAAATCTGACTATTATGAGCGCCCTAAATAATCCAGTGGCCAGAATAGATTTTCATAGAATGTTTCCGGTCTCTTTGTCAGATATACAATTTGACACAACACAATCTGCCGACACAATTATAACAGCAACGGCAACATTTAGGTATGACTTTTTTGAAATAACAAATCTTTAAAACTTAAATTATATTATGAATAAACTTGATGAAATCTTAAAGTCCTGGGAATCTGACGCCGATATTGACCAAACGGAACCAGGCAAAGAACTCCTAAAAATTCCAAAACTACACAGCAAATATATTGATGTTCTAATCAAACATAAGATGGCTGCAAAGAAAGCCAACTTTGATTACTTGCGTATGCGTAAACTCAAATGGGAATACTATACTGGAAAAATGTCACAAGAGGAACTTGATGAACAAGGATGGGAACCATTTCGTTTCACTCTCAAGTCTGACATTTCATTGTACTTGGAATCTGACCAAGACTTAATCAAACTACTGGAGAAAAAGATTTACCATGAAGAAGTGGTAACTGTGGTTGAATCTATCATGGGTGAAATCAAACAACGTGCATGGGAATTGAAATCTTATATTGATTGGGAGAGATTCATTGGAGGACAATGATGGACAAATACGATTTCTTATAAATACTCCATAAAGGAGTTTTTATGGAAGACATATTTGAAGGATTAAAAAAACAAAAATTTGTATTAGATGAAGAATCCATGATAGAACAAAGAGATTTGTTTGTTATGGATGCACTAAAGAGAAATGCAACTATAATTGAATGTCCGCACTGTACGGTTACAGGAAATGAGCCGAATATGTTGCGTTGGCATTTTGAAAATTGTGACACCAAGTTGAGATGCTGTGAGCAATGTGGCAACACAATACCAAGACAAGGAATAAAACCTTTCTTGTATGATGTTAAAAAATATTGTAACAGAAAATGTTATACGGAAAGCAAAAAAGGTAAACCACCTATTGTTATGACAGACGAGGTTAAACAAAAAATTTCAAAAATTGCTTTAACTCAAAGTAAAGAAAGAAGTGAAAGAATGAAAAAAACTAGACCATGGGATGTTAAATGGAAAAAGAACACATAGAAATTGTAAAAGTTAATGAAGTCTATCTAAAGGTTAAGGCTCAAAGACACATTTTACAAGAACTTTCTCAGTTTTTTGAATTCTTTGTTCCTGGTCACCAATTTGTTCCAGCATTCAGAAATAGAATCTGGGATGGCCGCATAAGGTTGTTTGATTTGCGGTCAAACCAATTATACATTGGTCTATTGAGTTACCTTGAAGAATTCTGCACTGAAAGAGATTATGCTTTTTCACACAATCTTGTAGAAGATGAATTCTCTTTATATCACGCTAAGAAGTTTATTGAAACTTTAGGTCTACCATTTGAGGTTCATGAACACCAAATCAATGCATTTGTTCATGCAATGCAAAGTCGTCGTGCAATGTTAATTTCACCAACAGCGTCAGGTAAATCTTTAATCATCTATATGCTGGTGAGACAACTATTTGATTACCAACAACTCAAGGGCCTTATTATTGTTCCAACAACATCTTTGGTTGAACAACTTTCTAAAGATTTTGAAGACTATGGTTGGGATTCTGAAAAAAATGTACACAAAATATACCAGGGTAAAGATAAACACACAGATTTACCTGTAACAATTTCTACATGGCAATCGTTATATAAGATGCCGACACAATACTTTGAACAGTTTGATTATATCATTGGTGATGAAGCACACTTATTCAAAGCACAATCATTAACTTCAATACTCACGGCCTGCACAAATACAAAATATCGAATAGGACTCACAGGAACACTTGACGGCACTAAAACACACAAGTTAGTACTAGAAGGTCTATTTGGGCCAGTGGAGAAGGTAATCACCACTAAGGAGATGATTGATAAGAAGATTGCTTCATCGTTTGAAATTAAATGCTTGATATTGAAGCATCCAGATGATGTTTGTGAAGAAATGAAAAAGGCAGATTATCAAGCCGAGATTCAGTACCTAATTGCATGTGAAGCTAGAAACAAATTCATTAAAAATCTAGCAGTTAGTTTAGGTAATAATACGCTCATATTATATCAAATGGTTGATAAACATGGCAAGAACCTTTATAATATAATCAAGAATACCGAGAAGATTGGTAATCGAAAAGTTTTCTTTGTTCACGGCGGAACAGATACTGCGGACAGAGAAGAAATCAGAAGAATTATGGAGATAGAAAATGATGCAATCGTTGTCGCTTCTTATGGTACTTTTAGTACTGGTATTAATATTAGAAACTTACATAATATTATCTTTGCAAGCCCAAGCAAAAGTCGTGTTAGAAATTTACAAAGCATTGGACGAGGATTGCGACAGTCTACGGGAAAAGACCAAGCAACTCTCTATGACATTGCAGACGATATGCGGGTCGGCAAACACATGAATTTTACTTTGCGGCACTTTGTGGAACGAGTGAAGATATATACGGAAGAGAAGTTTCCATTTAAAACTTATAAGATAGGACTAAAAAAATGAGCAATGTAAAACTCGTCCGACTACAAAATGGAAGTGACATCATCAGTGTTACTGAAGAAATTATGGAAGGTCACTACTTACTGACCGATCCAATGGTATATGATGTAAATAACAGAGGTACAACCTCACACATCATGTTAAGTTTTTTCTTGCCAATACAATTGGTGGAGAAGAATGAAGTGGTATTGACCAGCAAAGACATTCTGTTTATCACCAAACCGAGTGATGACTTTGCTGAATACTATGAAAACTCTGTGGATAATCTCAAGAAGATGGATGCAGAGAACGAGTTCCACGAAGAAGTTCAAGAAGAACTTAATGAAAGAATTAAAGGACTAATTGTCCAAGCATTTGAGAATATGGAAGTTGATCCAGAAGGTAAAACAATTCATTAATCTCAATGGTCAACACCGAGACTTTAACACTTGTCAAGCGATTTGTCAACAATTATTATGGTATATTTGAATGAGCACTAAACATTACATCAACAATGCAGACTTTCTACAAGCTTTGATTGCGTACAAAGAACGTAAACTTGCCAATCCGGATGAACCGATACCAAACTATATCGGTGAATGTTGGATGAAGATTGCCGAAGGTCTATCCCACAAGCCAAACTTCATCAACTACCCTCACCGGGAAGACATGATAGGAGATGGTATTGAAAACTGTCTCATGTATTTTGAGAACTTTGATCCTACTAAGTCAAAGAATCCATTTGCCTATTTCACTCAAATCATATATTATGCGTTCCTGCGTAGGATTCAGAAAGAGAAAAAACAACTCTATGTGAAGTATAAGTCTACAGAACAACTTGGTATTCTAGATGAGTTTGAGATGTTGGAAACAGAAGGTGGTGGCCACAGACAGTTTGAACTGTATGATAACATTGCCGAATTCATTGAATCATATGAAGTTGTTCAACAGAAAAAGAAAGACGATAAGAAGTCTACCAAAAAACCAAAAGGCCTTGAAAACTTTTTAGAATGAGATTATGAAAGTTGCATTGATAACTGACCAACACTTTGGAGCACGAAATGATTCGGTTCATTTCCTAGATTATTATGAGAAATTTTATAGAGATACTTTTTTTACTAATCTGGATAGTTCTGGCATTACCACTTTGCTTATACTTGGTGATACTTTTGACCGTAGGAAGTACGTTAATTTTTACTCACTAAAACGAACAAAGGAGATGTTCTTCGATGTGCTTGCAAAAAAGAATATTCAAGTATACATGTTGGCTGGCAATCATGATACTTATTTTAAAAACACTAATGACGTTAATTCAGTAGACTTGTTGTTACGTGAGTATGATAACATCACAGTTATTGATACCCCACAAACAATCAATGTTGATGGTAATGATATCTGTATGATACCTTGGATTTGTCCAGACAATTATCAAGAATGTATGGATGAAATAAACAACACAAAGGCCAAGGTGTGTATGGGCCATTTTGAAATTGCTGGTTTCGCCATGCACCGTGGCATGCCATCAGAAGAAGGATTAGATAGAAATGTTTTTAGAACTTTTGACCATGTTTTTAGCGGCCATTATCATCATAAGTCTAGTAATGGGAACATTCAATATCTTGGTAACCCATACGAACTTACCTGGCAAGACTATTCGGATCCTCGTGGGTTTCATTTCTTTGATTTGGATTCCTATGATTTGGATTTTATACAAAATCCTAATGTCATGTTTCACCGCATAATCTATGATGACAAAAACCAAGAGATTAAAGAAGTCCTAAACAAAGACCTAAGTGCATGTGTTGGTGTTTATGTTAAGGTTGTGGTAGTCAACAAAACTAATCCATACTTGTTTGACCAGTTTATGAATAAGATATATGGTCTTAATCCGCTTGATATTACCATTGTTGAAGATGCATTAGACTTGACAGACGATGATAATGATGATAGAATTGATGAAGCCGAGGATACTGTAACCATTATTAACAAATATGTGGATGCAATCCAAAATGACGGCATTGATAATAACAGGCTTAAATCCATGATGCGTGAATTATACGTGGAGGCCTTGAACTTAGAACAGACATGATAAAGTTTCAGACTATTCTTTGGAAGAATATATTAAGTACAGGTAACTCTTTTACTGAAATCAAACTTGATAAATCTCCCAACACTTTGATTATTGGTAATAACGGCGCAGGCAAATCCACAATTCTGGATGCACTGTGCTTTGGCCTGTTTGGTAAACCATTTCGTAAGATTAACAAACCAAACCTTGTAAACTCAATTAACACATCTGATGCTATAGTCGAGATTGAGTTTACTATTGGCAAGAAACAATACAAAGTTATTCGTGGTATAAAACCAAATACGTTTGAAATTTATCTTAATGGTGCTTTGCTGAACCAAGATGCCAAGGCGAAAGACTACCAAGACTTTCTAGAGAAATCCATTCTCAAATTTAACTATAAGTCATTCACGCAAATTGTCATCCTTGGTTCGGCATCCTTTGTTCCATTCATGCAGTTGACTCCTGCTGACCGCAGAACAATCATTGAAGAATTGCTAGACATTCAAATCTTTACTGCAATGAACGGTCTTATCAAAGAACGTATGTCGGCAATTAAAGATACAACTACAAGAAACAAGTATGCAATGGAACTTGTGTCCGAGAAGATTCAGATGCAAAAGCAAAACATTGAAGAAAGCAAGAAGAACAATGAATATGAAATTGTAGGTAGAAAAGAAGAAATACAGACAAATCAGAAACAGGCTGAACAGCTATCAAAAGACATTGAGTTGATTCAAAAGCATATCGATGTTCTAAATAAAAAGATAGAAGATAAATCGTCTGTTGAAACCAAGAGTAAAAAGTTGGTTCAACTTGAGGCCAAAATTGAAACTTCTATCAAGAAGGTTGAGAAAGACATTGCTTTCTATATGAACAATGACAACTGTCCAACCTGCAAACAAACGCTTGCCGATGATTTCAAACAAGACCAAATTAACGAGAACACTTCAAAAGTGTCCTTGCAGAAAGATGGTTTGAAAGAACTAAGTGCTGAGTATGCTAAATTACAAAATCGTTTGTCCGACATTATGAAAATTTCAAAACACATAACGGAGCACAACAATGAAATTGTTAAACATAACTCAACTATTACAGCCATTAACAAATACACTAAAAAACTTAATGCTGAAATTGATGCATTGTCTAAACAGAAAGATACCTTAACAAAAGACAACCAAAAGTTGAAAGACTTGAAAACAGAATTATCAACTTTAGTTAAAGAACAGGAAGAACTTTCTGTTGAAAAACATTATCATGAATACGCCGCATCATTGTTGAAAGACAATGGTATCAAGACAAAGATTATCAAGCAGTATCTACCTATCATCAATAAATTGGTGAATAAGTACTTAAAAGCCATGGACTTCTTTGTCAACTTTAACTTGAATGAAAACTTTGAAGAAACAATCAAGTCACGACACCGTGATGAGTTTAGTTATTCCAATTTTTCAGAAGGTGAAAAGATGCGTATTGACTTGGCTTTGTTGTTTACATGGCGACAAATTGCTAAGATGAAAAACTCAACAAATACCAACTTGTTGATTTTGGATGAAGTATTTGATTCCAGTTTGGATGGTGTTGGAACAGATGAATTCTTAAAATTGATTCATGACATGGGCAGTGAAACAAACATATTTGTTATCAGCCACAAGGGTGACCAACTTTTTGATAAGTTTAGGTCCATTATTAAATTTGAAAAGAAAAACAACTTCTCACAGGTGACTAAATGAGTGAAATTAAACCTATTGATGGTGTCTTTAAATTAGACACAGCCGATGCATTAACTTCTGTTGTACAACCAACAGTAGAAACTATTGAAACGTTTGATTTGGTTGCACCAGATGATCCAATTCTACGTGAAGTAATGCCACACTTTGATTTTGAAAATGCAATTATTAATCCATCCGATTTTGCATCTTCTTTGGTAGAAACCTGCAAGAAAAACAATGGTGTTGGACTATCTGCAAATCAGTGTGGTTTCCCATACCGTGTATTCGTTATGGGTGCCGGTGATAATTATGTGGCACACTTTAACCCTGAAGTGATTGAAACCTCAGGTGAAGCACACATGCTAGAAGGTTGTTTGTCATTCCCGTTGTTGGGTTTCCGTATTACTCGTCCTTCCGAGATTGTGGTAAAATACCAAGACTTCAATGGTGTTGAACATACCACAAAGTATACCGGTATTTCTGCACGTTGTTTCTTGCATGAATTGGATCACATGAATGGTGTTGTATACACTGACCGTGTAAAACCACTAGCACTAAAGTCTGGTTTAGATAAACGAAACAAGGTTATTAAGAAAATGGCACAATACCAAGCACTAATGATGAAACAAGCGAAACAAAAAAATGGCAAAAACTCCGCTAGAGTTCGTTGAGAAACAGTGGGCTTCGTGGCAGGAAATCAATCCTAGTCACGAACACATTGATGAAGAACAACTAAAGAAAACACTTATTGAAGACTTAACTTATGCATCCTCAATGGATGTTAGAGAATATACTTTATACCAGAAATGGTGTGAAGTGAAAGAACGTTATCCTGTGAAAGAAGTCTCCACATTGTGGGGCGAAGAAGTTCATATGGTTAACAAAGAACAAGAGAAATTGATTCAAAAAGTCAAGAGTAACTTTTGGGTTCCTAGTTCTCCTGATGACTATGAAAAGTTAGAACCCATTATGCAACTTCATAATGGTGAATTGGCAGAAACATGGAATGCCATTCGCACATTCTCATCTACCATGAAGAACAACTCTAACATTGGTCGTAATCTATTTTACACCGTTGTTGATGGTCGTTCCGGCAAGTATCTTGGTGTTATTTGTATTTCATCCGATTTCTTGGATTTGACACCTCGTGATAATGCAATTGGTTGGTCTAGAGATGTTAAGACACAACAAAGTATGATTAACCATACAGCAATTGGTTCTACGATTGTGCCGTTGCAACCACTTGGTTACAATTACATGGGTGGTAAGTTGTTGGCATTGTTATGTCTTGCTGACACAGTTCAAAAAGATTGGAAAGTTCGTTATGGAGACACTCTTGTTGGCGTTACTACAACGTCACTCTATGGAAAGACCAAAGCCAACGGGCTTTCTCAGTACGATGGTCTGGAACATTGGCAGAAAATGGGATTCTCTAGTGGGTCTGTTGCTTTTGAGCCTAAGCGTTCTACTGCTAACATGGTCTACAAGTGGATCAAAGAAAACCACACAAGAAAATACTTTGAATGGTGGGATGCAACCAACACACAAGGACTTCCACTGAAACGTGACCACAAGAATCGTTCGTTGAACTTTGCTTATGGTAAGTTAAAGATTCCAAAGGAGTTGATTCGCACAGAACACCAACGTGGAATTTATTTCTCTCCTTTGTATAACAACACAAACGAATTTCTCCGCAAAGAAATTGGTGACAAAGCTTTGGTTAAATCTTTTGATACTTCCGAGGAAGCACTCACCAACATTTGGAAAAGTAAGTATGCCAAACCTAGAATTCGGCAACTACAAAAGAAAAATCAGGTATCATATGAATCACTATTCTATGATGACCTAATCTATTTGTCTTGGGAAGAAACCAAGGCAAAATATCTGCCACAAGTTGGTAGATAATTCAAGTATACCACAAATATGCTTGACAAGTGACATACATAATAGTATGATATTGAGTCCTACGCAATGTAGGTATTTTAAATTATTAGGAGTTATATTATGAGCAATCTATCCGCAAAGACACGCATGTTGAACACATTGAAGAAGACTGAAGGTTACAATACTTTCACCACCAAACAAGCACAACGCCGTTTTGGTATTACAAATGTTTCAGCCCGTATTGATGAACTTCGCCAAGAAGGTTATTGCATCTATACAAATACCAAGAAAGTTAACGGAAAGAAAGTTAGTTTCTACCGTCTTGGTCGACCAACTAAAGCGTTAATTCGTGCAGCATTGTCCACTGGCGCATCTTTGACCGCTTAATTGAGCAACGGAACCCTTCGGGGTTCCTATTTTTTTATTAACTTGGAGTTCACATGGAAATTTCAATCAAAACAGAAGAACTAAGAAAGTATAGTATCTTTGTTGCCACCCCGATGTATGGTGGTATGAATCACGGTCTATACATGAAAGCATGCTTGGACTTGCAAGGACTCTGTATGCAATATGGCATTCAGGTCAAATTCTCTTTCTTGTTCAATGAATCACTAATTACACGTGCTCGTAATTATTTGGTCGATGAATTTATTCACCGCTCTGAATGTACACACTTGTTGTTCATTGACTCAGACATCAATTTTAATCCACAAGATGTCATTGCAATGTTGGCATTGGATAAAGATGTTATCGGCGGTCCATATCCTAAGAAAGCAATCAAATGGCGTTCTGCTGTTAAAGCATTGCAAAAGAATCCTAACTTGGATCCATCACAACTGGAAAAAGTTGTTGGTGACTTTGTTTTCAATCCGGTTAAAGGCACTGCACAATTCAATGTAACAGAACCTTTGTCCGTTTTGGAAATTGGTACAGGTTTCATGATGGTCAAACGTGAAGTGTTCTCTAAGATGGAAGAACAATATCCAATGATTCGTTACAAACCAGACCACGTTGGTCAGGCACACTTTGATGGTTCACGTTACATTCACGCTTTCTTCGATACTGTGATTGATACTGCTGATTCTATCACTGGTGGTGGTTCAGACCGTTACTTGTCAGAAGATTATATGTTCTGTCAGATGTGGCGTAAGATGGGTGGAGAAATTTATTTATGTCCTTGGATGCGCACTGCACACATTGGTACCTATCACTTCCACGGCGATATGCCAGCTGTTGCTAACTTTGTCGGAGAAATGTAATGGCTGATACTGGATATCGTAACAGTGATGATGAAGTCGAACCGACTATCAATATTCCCGTTGAGGTGTCCACCCAAGTTCAAGAACCTGGTCGCAAATTTGATGGTGGAAAACTAGAATATGGTTTGCTGCCACCATTTGCATTAGAAGAAACTGTGAAGGTTCTTACTTTTGGTGCACAGAAATATGAACGTGACAACTGGCAAAAAGTACCAGATTCTAAACGTAGATATTTTGATGCATTACAAAGACATATTTGGGCTTGGAAACGTGGTGAACAAGATGATCCAGAATCTGGTATTCATCACTTGGCACATGCTATGTGCTGCTTGATGTTTCTTTATGAACATGATATAATCTATTCTAAGGAAACTTTACATAATGAGGAAAACAAATGAAACTATCGACTGAAACACTTACCGTATTGAAGAACTTCTCTACGATTAATCAAAACCTTGAATTCAAACAAGGCAATAAACTGACAACAATTTCTTCAGGTAAGTCTGTTCTTGCACAGGCTACTTTGAAAGATGAATTCCCACAAAACTTTTGTGTATATGATTTGAACCAATTCTTGTTGGTACATTCCATGTTCAAGGGTGATGTTGAACTTGAGTTTGATGCATCTAACATTACATTCAAGGGTGGACGTAGCAAGACCAAATATCGTATGGCGTCAAAAGACACCATCGTTGTTCCACCAGAAAAAGAAATCAAATTGGCGGCGATTGATTATTCTTTCACATTGTCTGATGCTGATTATGCCGAAATCATGCGTTCTGCCGCAATCCTATCATCACCTAACATTGCATTGAAGTCTGATGGTGAGACTGTTGACCTTGTTGCATATGATGCCAAGGACGATTCACAGCACACCAGTTCTATCAAGGTTGGTGATGGTAATGGTAAATCTTTCAATCTTGTATTTAAGACCGAAAACCTGAAGATGATTCAAGGCACATATGATGTACAAATCTCTTTCAAGGGATTGGCTAACTTCAAGAACACTAAAGAAGCAATTCAATATTGGATTGCAATTGAATCTAAAGAAAGTACTTTCTAATCATGTTAATTCCTATAATTGATGCACAAACAAAAAAATCTGTTTGGTTCAATCCTAAACATGTAATTTTTGTTGTCAGTAACCAAAATCTAGAAGGTGATGACATTACACTTATTGGATTGGCCACAGGACCAATCCCGACAACAGAAGATTTGTTGTCTGTTGTAGGTAAAATTCAAGGAGAATTGAAAAATGGTTAATCAGGTACAAACACTATACGGAACTTTTGACGAAAAACAACTTAAGTCCCTCAAAGGATACATAGAGGAGATTGTTGTGTGTATGGCCAGAATCAAGGCCACTTCACAATCTATGTCGGATGTTTTAAGTCTTGCTCACGATGAACTCAAGATTCCTAAGAAAATTATTCGGCGTATGGCAAAAGTTCAGTACAATCAATCCTTAACCGAAGAGGTTGCTGAATTTAAAGAATTCGAAGCACTTTTTGAAAGCATTAAAGATGTTAAGTAAAATATTTGGACTATTCAAGTCAAAACCTGTAGAAAAACAACCAGAACCACCTTTGGTTCAATTGGGTCCTGAAAAGACAGAAACCCCTGTTGCATATGAATTGATTGAATCTCCAACATCACAACAAATTGAAGATGCTTTCAAAGAAGAAGAATTGGTAGGTAACTCAATTCCTATGCCAGGAACCATTGGTAGTGCTACTATTAAATTTGTTGAAGAACCAAAGTATGAAAAAGACGATGGTGCTTTGACTGATACACAAGTTGAACAAGTCACTGAAACAGTAAAACCTGTTGCAAAGAAACGTACACCACGTAAAACTGTTGCAAAAGCACCTGCAAAGAAGGTCACTAAAAATGGAAAAAGCAACTCGTAGGTCTTTTGCCAAAACATTAGGCCTTTCTGGCCTACTTGTTGCTGGTATTGAAGGTTACAAGGAAGTGAAAGAACGTATTGTATATAAACAAGACGAGATTCCTTCCGAAGAACTACAAAAACAGATTGATAGTAAACCTGTGTTGCAATTGAGTGCAACATACGGTGAAGAACTGCCGCCAATGAAATACCTTGGAACAAACATGTATGTTATGGGTATAGGACCAACATATAAACCTGGTACAGAGAAAAAAGTTCAGGTGAATATTGTTCCTGGTCCTGATGGTAAATTATACGTCAAAGAACTTGACCAGTGGCGTAGAATCTGATACAATGAATTTTTATATTATGAGGTTATTGAATGTCGAATCACATGTTGTGGGTGGAAAAGTATCGTCCTAAAAAGATTGAAGACTGTATCCTTCCCGATTCTTTGAAAACAACTTTTCAGGAATATGTTAACAGGAAAGAGATTCCCAATCTCTTGTTGTCTGGTTCTGCCGGTGTTGGTAAAACCACAGTTGCAAAGGCTTTGTGTGAAGAAGTCGGTTGTGACTATATCGTAATCAACGGTTCTGATGAGAACGGTGTTGATACTATCCGTGTTAAGATTAAAAATTATGCATCGTCCGTTTCTTTGATGGGTGGCCGTAAGGTCATCATTCTTGATGAGGCAGACTATCTTACACCTAATGCACAAGCGATCCTACGTGCATCCATTGAAGAATTTTCTAACAATTGTTCGTTCATATTCACCTGTAACTTTAAGAATCGGATTATTGATCCTATTCACTCTCGTTGCACTTGCATTGACTTCAAGTTGAATGGTTCTAAAGCCAAGATGGCAACCGCTTTCTTCAAGCGTGTTGAGGGTATTCTTACACAAGAAAATATCACATACGAAAAAGATGTAGTTGCTGCCATCATCACCAAACACTTTCCAGACAATCGCCGTATTTTGAATGAACTTCAACGATATGGTGTTTCTGGTAGTATCGATAAAGGTATTCTCGGCTCTGTTGCTGATGTTCAACTGACTGACCTTATCAAATCTTTGAAGTCTAAAGATTTTGCTGGTGCTCGTAAATGGGTAACACAAAACTTGGACAATGATCCTGCAAAAATCTATCGTAAGATTTATGATGGTCTTTATGAACTATTGCAACCGAACTCGGTTCCTCAATTGGTTCTACACTTGGCTAAGTATCAATATCAGGCTGCATTTGTGCCGGATCATGAAATCAATATGATTGCTTGTTTAACAGAAATTATGGTAGACTGTGAGTTCAAATGAGAAAAACAAAAAGTGGAAAAAAATATGAAGAATTGGTTCTTCCTAATTTTGGTTTAATTAAAACCAAATTTACTGATGAAGAATTGCGTCCTTTGCTTGACGATATTGAGACTATGAAATTAGACTTTGAGACAGCAAAAAATAAGTATGAGGTCTTCAATAAAAAACTTGCTGGGAACATAAGAAAAGAGTTCGGAGTTTCACCGGCCACACACAAACATATGGCAGAATTGCTTAATCCATTTTTTATGGAATATTTTAAGTTACATCCTCATATGATTCCAGATGAAATCAAAATGACACATCGAGCCAATCTTGATAGCATTTGGGTTAATTTTCAAGAAAAACATGAATTTAACCCACCACATGTTCATAGTGGTCTTTGTAGTTTTGTTATCTGGATTAAAGTTCCTTATGATATTAAGGAATTGCAAAAGATTTCTCCCGGTGTAAAATCTAACATACCTTCAGCTGGTGTTTTCAACATATTATATAATGATGTTTTGGGTCAACAAAGACAATTTCCTGTTGAAGCTGATTCAAAATATGAGAACACTATGCTTTTGTTTCCAGCACATATGATTCACATGGTCTATCCTTTTTACGGTACAGATGATTACAGAATCTCCGTTTCAGGAAACTTCATTCCAATTCCAATGTAATATGCCAGATTTATTTAAAGAAGTCATTCCGTCTATCCTTCAAACCAAGAAGAATGTATTTGAAACTGAAGATGATTACAAAGACTATAACAAGTTTGTGGTCAATCGTGCTTTATCTTTTCACATGGATTGTATATTGTATGCAAACGAAATGAATCTATATCCAGACTTAGATTCCGATATGCAATACCAGTATCTTCTAAATACAATCAGACCAATGAAACGTAAGTTTCAACCATGGCAAAAAGCCGAGGTCTTAAAGGATATAGAATGTGTCAAGCAGTATTTTGGTTACTCCAACGAAAAGGCCAAAGAAGCATTGCGTATTCTTGATGATGAACAAATCGCTGAAATAAAAGCAAAAACAAATAAAGGCGGAGTGAATAATGATAGGAATACAAGACCTAGTTGAAGTTACACTAACTGAAGCTGATGATTTTTTAAAGGTCCGTGAAACTCTAACAAGAATCGGCGTAGCATCTAAGAAAGATAAAACACTTTTCCAATCTTGCCACATTTTACATAAGCAAGGTAAGTATTACATCGTTCATTTTAAAGAATTGTTTGCATTGGATGGTAAACCAACCGATTTAACCGAGAATGATTTGTCTCGTAGAAATGCTATTGTTAAGTTGTTACAAGATTGGGGTTTGGTGAAAGTTATTAATGAATCTCAGATTCAAGTTCCTGAACCAATCTTCATTAGCCAAGTCAAGATTATTTCTCACAAAGAAAAACATGAGTGGCAATTAGTACCGAAATACAATATAGGATCAAAAAAGAAAGTATAAATATAAAACAGGCCCACCTTAGGGCTGTTTGACGTTCACGGTAAAAGGCGTCCGAGAGATTTCACTACCACTCGTTAGTTGGTCCAGTATAAAGTAAGCTGGAAATAGATACGCCTTCGGGGTATCGCTTTTTATTAACTCGCTTTTTAGGAGAAAAAAATGACATATCTAAAAGATGTCTTCGGTAAAGACCTGTTCGGTCAATTCATTGGCTTTGAAGAAACTGTTGATGCTCTACGCAGAGCAACAGAACATACAGCCAAAACAATGGGATATCCCCCATACAATATCAAACAAGTAAAAGAAAACAAGTACGTCATTGAAATGGCAGTTGCTGGTTTCTCTAAAACTGATATTGAAATCACAATGGACGGCAACAAACTTGTCATCAAAGGTGTTGCAAAAGATGACTCCGATGATGAACATTTCCTATACAAAGGAATTGCAAACCGTGCTTTTGAACGTGTCTTCACAATCAACGACAAAGTTGAAATTAAAGATGCGGAAATGGCCAACGGTATGTTAAAAGTTTGGTTGGAAAACATCGTCAAAACACAGGATGCTATCAAGAAAATTGGTATCAAATCCAAAAATGAATAATTGGTGGCCCATTACCGATGAGGAATGGGAACGCTTGAATTATCCAGAAAAGTTCCAGTAATTGACCAAGGGGGCTTGCCAAAGTCCCCTTCTTGTGTTATACTTCTCAACATCATGAAAAAAGTTGAAAACAAACCAATCAAAATGCGTAACAAGTTGAATCCATCGGAATTCTACTGGCTTTTGCCTGAGCAAACCAAAGAAATCGATGGCGTTCAGTTTGTTGCTGTCCTTCGTAATATTGCAATTCGTGAAACTCCGTTTTGGATGCGTAAAGACTCCTTGGAGAAGGTGAGAAATGTCTAAATTATATCTTGTTGAAACAATTTCAATGTTTCGTATGCGTTATGTTGTTGAATGTGATGAAGAAGGTCATGCATTGGATGAAGTAACCGTTCACGCCACTGGTGGAGAAACACTTAAAGAGTTTTCTCAACAACACCTGGATGAAGTTATTAGTTCAAGTCGTGAAATTTCAAGAATTGATTATCTAGATTTGTTTGATAAAGACAATGATTATTTGAAAGATTGGAACGAAAGTCAAAAATTACAGTATGTAAATACTGTTGATTACACTAAATAAAACCTCTGGCGTTCGTATAATGGAGAATACACTGGTCTTCTACACCAAGAATATGGGTTCGATTCCTGTACGCCGGACCAAATTAGCGACTATAGCATAGAGGTAGTGCCAAGAACTCATAATTCTTACGGGGTAGGTTCGAATCCTACTGGTCGCACCATATATTATGAAGCAGAAGTTTATTGATTATTTCATGGATATTGCTGAACGGACTGCACAATTAAGTTCGGCAAAACGTCTTCAGGTTGGTTCTATCATTGTCAAAGATGATAGAATCATTTCCATTGGTTATAATGGTATGCCACCTGGTTGGACTAATGAATGTGAAAACACAATATTTGTATTGAATGAGGAAGTAATAGGTACCGATATGGTATCTTTAGGTTATACACAATCTGAAAATGGTAACTGGTTTAAAACCAAAACCAAATCCGAAGTCATTCATGCCGAGGCAAATGCCATTGCTAAACTGGCCAAGTCGAGTGAATCTGGAGATGGTTCAGTTATGTTCCTGACACATTCTCCATGTATTGAATGTGCAAAACAAATATTTACAGCAGGAATCCGTAAGGTTTTCTATTTGAACGATTATAAAACCAACCATGGTGTTGTATTTTTACAACAGTGTGGAATAGAGGTTGACAAGTACTCTAAATAGGCGTATAATGGCTTCTTTTGAAGGAGCATCTATGTCTATTAAGATTGTTGGAAGTCCCGATAAAAACTTTACTCCTTATGTACATAGGGCTGCAAAGTTTTATGCTGACCGTTTATTAACTAAACAGATGCAGGATTATACTTCAATCGTAATCAAATTCAAAAAGAATATGGATGTATTTGGTTACGCATATGTTGAAGGTTATAATTCTAGGAATATGCCTAGAGAGTTTCTAATAGAAGTTAATCCAGATATCGGAGTTCCAAATATTTTAGAAACAATTGCACATGAAATGGTGCACATCAAACAATTTGCTTATGGTCACACTAATGAGAAACTAAGTAAATGGCACGATTTAAAAATTGATTCTGATAATATTGATTATTGGGACCATCCTTGGGAAATAGAAGCACACGGTATGGAAAGTGGTCTATTAACTAAGTTTGTTCATCAAGAAAGATTATGGGAAGTATTTTCTGGTTTTAGAAATCCAGAAGAACCAATTAAAAAGAGAAAAATAAATTGGAAGAAACCAGTTTATAAAGAATAAGTTGTATATATAGTTGTATAGATTAAATTTTTCGGAGATTATTTTGTTGTTCATATCGAAATCCTTGTTAACATGTGAGTATCGCACACCGTTTATTGGTAGCGATAATCAGTCATGGGCGCATGGGTTTGGGGTTGGTGGAACATAACAGAATAAAATCTAATTAAATTTCACTAAACCTCACAACGAAAGTTCTGAGGTTTTTTTATTTGGTGTTGTGTAAAAACAACACACGGTTGACAAAGACCATCGTGTCTGTTAGAATTCAACCTTGTTCTTTAAAAATTAAGTGTATTCTTTTTTGGCCATTCCGCAAGGAGTGGCCATACTCAAACGCATTAGATATTTTTTAGTGTATTTGAGTATGTTGGGGTGTCGCCTAGAGGCCTAAGGCACTGGTCTTTGAAATCAGTATCATGAGTTCGAATCTCATCTCCCCTGCCATATAAAAATACATTATAGCAACACATGAGCAGGTTGTTAACTTCCGCTGGTTACGCCAATCGTAAGTGGGTGAAGGTAGTGTATTTCTATATGGTTTATTGGAAACGTGGCAGAGTCCGGTTGATTGCACCTGTCTTGAAAACAGACGATCCGAAAGGGTCCGTGAGTTCGAATCTCACCGTTTCCGCCAGTCATCTCAGTCAGCACTGTGGGAAGCGCAGATAGACAATACTAGAACAAGGTTCGAATCCAAACTGAGATATGGAGAGTGGGCAGGATGGTAATGCAGCGGATTGCTAATCCGTAGACCGTAGTAATACGGTCACAGGGTTCGACTCCCTGACTCTCCACCAAGTTGTGTTGCAACTGATTTGAGGAACTCCCGTCCACCTCAATGAGAATGACAAAAAAACGGGGCCATATTCATGTACGTGTGACCTGAACGGTTAGGGTGCGGATTGCAAATCCGTTTTATGCAGGTTCGATTCCTGTCACGTACTCCAAGTTTGTTGTATTTTTACAACACTGGTTGACAAAGTTCTGGAGTGTGATATACTTCAGTCTTGTTCTTTAAAAAGTTAAGTGTATTTTTATTCCGTTGGACTTCTGGTGAGGTCAGTAGGCTTTCAACTTACGCAGGCGAGTTCGATCCTCGTACGGAATACCATTTGTTTTGCTGATGTAAGCCATGAGGTAAACGTCAACCTTGAGTAACTGCGTACATAAACGGTAGTGTGGCCACCAATTCCGTTGAGCGTAGCAAATAGTGCGTCAGCAAAACAAATGGTAGTATGCGGGTGTAACTCAGAGGCAGAGTATCTGGCTTTTAACCAGAGAGTCGAGATTTCGAAATTCTCCACCCGTACCAAAAGTTTTTGCCCCGATGGTGGAATTGGTAGACACGGTGGTCTTAGAAGCCACTGCTTCGGCATCCGAGTTCGAGTCTCGGTTGGGGCACCAATTTAGGTCTGTAAGTGTTCATGGACGCACGTTGGCTTGTCACGCCAAAAGAAGGGGATCGTTACCCCTATAGACCGCCAGTTTTGCCGATGTAGCTCAGAGGAAGAGCTTTCGCTTGATAAGCGAAAGGCCGACATTTCGAAATTGTCCATCGGTACCAGAATCCCGTTACTACTTTCGTTAAAGTAGCGTTTGATTAGCGAGAGAGATCCGGTGGCAGAAGACCGTTAGCGGAGAAATCCAGAATCTGATAGGCAGTATTCCTCTGCACACAGACTGTAGAATAAAAGGAATGGACAGAGTAACCGCTCAATTAAGGGCTTGTGTGGAAACAAGTAGCTTATCCTAATTTTGGAGATGCCGCCGTAATGGTATGGCAGGGGACTGTAAATCCTCCGACTTTAGTCACAATAGGTTCGATCCCTATCATCTCCACCAATTTTTATGGGCTGTTAGTGCTAATGGGAACACATCTGGTTTGCAACCAGAAATTGAGAGTTCGATTCTCTCACGGTCCACCATAGATATATAAGTATACGCCCTATTAGTATAATGGCATTACACCTGTTTTGTAGTCAGGTTACGGCAGTTCGATTCTGTCATGGGGCACCATCTTTTTGCAGTCGGATAGTAACCGTGTTGGGGTCCACCTAACATTTACGTGGGAATCGTAATGACTGCTCCACTTAAATTTGGTCTATGTATAAATATATGAATAAATACACAGACCAAAGAAACAATATGTTAAACTGCAATTTTTGTAAAAGAGAATGTAAAAATGATAATAGTTTGCGTAACCACGAAAGATTATGTAAAACAAATCCAAATAGGCAGAGTGCGAAAATAGATGCTGCAAGAGAAAAAGCATATAAAAAATACGATTGTTCATATTGTGGTATCAGTATTTCTTTAACTAATTTTAAAAAACACGAAAACCATTGTAAAAGTAATCCAAAAGTAATTGAAAAAAAAGGTAAAAATTGTCCCGTTTGTGACACTTTTTTTATTTCTGAAAGTGTAACTTGTTCGTATAGTTGCTCAAATACACATTTCAATCATTTAAGAAACAAACCAGAAACATATAATAATTATAGAACAATATGTTTCAAATATCACAAAAAAGAATGTGTGATATGTAAAGAAAATAAAATTGTAGCGGTTCATCATATGAATGAAGACCATGAAGATAATAGACCTGAAAATCTTATACCTTTATGTCCAACTCATCATCAATATGTTCATAGTAGATATAAAGATGATGTTTTATCATTAATAGAAAATTACATAGAAAATCTTAATCTCTCGGTCGCCTAGTCCGGCATGGCACTTGCTTTGGGAGCAAGAATAACGCAGGTTCGAATCCTGCTCGGGAGACCAAATTTTATTCCGGAAAACCCGAGCAAGGTGCATGGGCTTGACTGTTAATCAATGGCTAGTAGGGTTCGATTCCCTAGTCCGGAGCCAATTCTGGTGATATAGCATAGACGGATATGCGGGGGTCTCATAAGCCTCATAGGAAGGATCGTTACCTTCTATCACCACCATATAAAAACACATTACGAGAAGCGTCCGGGGCTTCGACCATAAAGAGAGTAGTGTGTTTCTATATGTTTTATCGGTCCTTAGTAAAATGAATATTACACTGTGCTACGAACGCAGGAGTGGGAGTTTGATTCTCTCAGGACCGGCCAAACAAAGGAGTTAAATATGAGTGATGGTGGTAAAGGTTCAAGTCCTAGACCATATAGTGTATCTCAAGACAAGTTCGCTAGTAATTGGGATGCAATATTTGGTAAGGATAAGAAATCGAAACAAGAGAAGGCTCTTGATGAGTTGGCTCGAATTTCGGATGAGTTGGGTCTCCGCTATGATGATGTGGAGAATCCATTAGTAAAGAAATAATATCTCACTAAGATAACGGCAGTCGTCAGGTCTCCAAAACCTTGAAGTCGAGGTTCGAATCCTCGGTGGGATGCCAATTTAAGGATTGATATGAAAAATTTCGACATAGAAAAAGTTAAAGAATTCTTGTCAGAACAAGGACCAGATACTAAAGTTTATCTTGGTGCAGATTCCGAAAGAGTTCGTGTTGATGGTGTATGGTATGCAGATTATGCTTTGGCTGTCGTAGTTCATATTGATGGCCGTCACGGATGCAAAATCTTTGGTTATGTCGAACGTGAGTTAGATTATGACCATAAAAAATCTAAACCTGCTATGCGTCTGATGACAGAAGTATATAAGGTTTCAGAATTGTTCCAAAGTCTCCAGGACGTTCTGGAAGACCATCATGTTGAAGTTCACTTAGACTTGAACAAAGAAGACATTTATGGTTCTTCTTGCGTTGTCCAACAGGCAATTGGATATATAAAAGGCACTTGCAACATGACACCAATGGTAAAACCAGATGCACCAGCGGCATCATTCTGTGCAGACCGTTTGAAACGGATTCTGGCAGAACAAGAAGTTTTAGAAAGTGCGGGATTAGTTTAGTGGTAAAACGAAACCTTGCCAAGGTTTAGTTACCAGTTCGATTCTGGTATCCCGCTCCATTTTATGCAGGTGTTAGTTTAGTGGTAAAACCTCGGATTGTGATTCCGATATCAAGAGTTCAATTCTCTTACGCCTGCCCATATATGCCTTGTTAACTCAGTTGGTAGAGTGCCTCCCTTACAAGGAGGATGTCGGCGGTTCGAACCCGTCACAAGGTACCAATTTCGCCTTGACACACGGCGTACAAAAGGACAAATTGTGTGTCACCTGCTCCCATAGTATAATGGTATTACACATCCTTGGTAAGGATGAGAACCAGGCTCGTTTCCTGGTGGGAGCACCAATGCAACTCTAGCTGATGTGGTCATAGCGGTGGTTTGAAGAACCATGGAAACAGGTTCGATTCCTGTGGGTTGCACCAAGATTTTGCCCCTGTTGACAAATTGGTAAAGTCACTTCTCTCAAAAGGAAGAGTTCTCTCGGTTCGAATCTGAGCAGGGGTACCAATAAAGAATACACTTAATTATGCGGATGTAGCCGAATTGGTATAGGCAACAGACTTAAACCCTGTAATCTGCGAGTTCGAGTCTCGCCGTCCGCACCACCTATATACATAGCGAGATAGAGAAACGGTAACTCAGGAGTCTCATACGCTCCAGGTCCAGGTTCGATTCCTGGTCTCGCAACCAATTTATAAGCGGGATTAGTTTAATGGTAAAACGAGATCCTTCCAAGTTTTAGTCAGCGGTTCGATTCCGCTATCCCGCTCCAAGTTAAAAAGGACAGTATATGGCACACATGGTAAAAATTCAAAGAGTGATTAATGGTTTTTTAGAAACAAAAAATCATTTCATTGATTCATTGGAAGAAGCAATTGCATTTATTGAGAAACATCCAGATGCACATTGCAGAATCTTTGATGAAAATGGTACACATAAACATGAACGTCATCCACTAGGAACTGTTTCTATTGATGTTCCTGCCAGTTTGTCCGTATCTGTAAATTAAAATTTTAATTCTGCACCAATAGAAAGATTGTGGCCTATTACTAAAAGTTCTAGGCTTGTGTGCACTTTTAACCAAAGTAATCGATTATCGTGACCAAGATAATCCGAAAGATAATAATTGCCAACCAAGGTTGCCACTTCAGATAAATTCATTTTACTTTTACTGGGGTGGTGACCCAATAAAGGATTGGTTTCATAGAAACCTTTACGTGATTGTTGATACAACATATTCCTGGTTGTCTGATAGTCAATCGCTTGTGTGATTTCACTAGCAGCAAACCAGGCTTTCTCCTCATTTGTCCAATCTTCAAAAGGTTCCGCATGAGCAGAACCAATCATTAATAAACATAACAAAAATCTTTTTATCATTTATTCGCTAATGGATTATCCACGGCCTTTTGAATTTTAGAATCAACTTCTCTTTTTAGAGTATCTACTTCTCTAGTGATTTCTTTCTTGGTAGAATTCAATTCGCTAGTAACTTCTTTACGCAATTGTGCATTTTCTTGGCGCATCGCTTGAAGTTCTGCACGTTCTTTATCTAGGTCTTCATGGACACCCTTACGCATATCACGAATTTCTGAATCAGATTGGCGGTTTGCATCTTTAACATAACGTTCAACTTGTTCTGTAACAGATTCTGTTCTACGAATATCACCCTTCAAGTCATTCTTGATATCACGAGTATAGTCATTGGTTTTTCCAATGGTTTCTTCAATCACCGCTAGACGTTTATCAAAACCAGATAGGTCAGGTGCAGAATAATCCGCAATCTTTTTCTTCATGCTTTGGTAGTCTTTATAAACTTCAAAGCATCCATATAGACCGCCTAACAATGAAGATGCAAGTGTGAATGCAACCATCAATTTTGCTGGCGTGAATTCATAACCACCGATGCTGATAACGGTGTCTTTACTTGCATATTTTTTGATAGCGGCTTCCGCTTCGTCAATTTTTGCATTGACATTTTTGATTTCTTCTGTCATGGTAGTCTCCTTATTTGTATTGTAAATCCACCATTTCACGGTGTTTGTTGTCGTTGGCCAATGACCTGAATGCCCTCACATTATCCACATTCTTTTGGTTCTTATAAACTTCTTTTGGTGCATAGAATGAAGCATCTTTAAGTGCAAGAGCCAAATATGTTCCGTAACCTGCTGGCGGTTGGGCCATTTTGTTAATATCAACTTTTCCAGCAGCTTCATTATTTTGTGCATTCTTATTAACTACTGGTCCGGTTTCTGTAGTAGTATTGGTTGTTGGTATAGTAACTTTGGCTTCCAACATCTGATTAATTGGACCAAATCTGTCCAACACTGGTGCTGGCGGTAGCAATGCTATCACGCTAGAACTTTGTGATGTAGTTTGTTGTGGTTGATAATTTATTGGTGCCGGTGTTGATACTGCTACCTCGTATGACACAGTTGGTGCTGTATATGGTTGAACTGTCGGTTGTACCGGAGGCAATAAACTATACAAAGGATTTGTGGTAGTATTTTGTTGCTCAACCATATTGCTTATGACATTTTGTTGAATGTTAACAACTTGTGTATTTTGTTGGTTGTTAATCACACCAGGTAATGAAGTTGCAACGGATTGAATTTGATTTGTATTTACCATTGCAACAGTTGTGCTTGTTACTGATGCTGTCGTTTGAGTGGAACTGGTAAATGATTGTGTGGCAACAGTTTGTGTGGTTGAACTTGATGAACTAGATTGGTCTTGTTTTTGACTTGTAGTTGTGGTTGGTCCATTTGCTGCAATCGCTGCACCGCCACCTGCAATACCTTGGCCATATGAATTATTTGAATTGGTTGCAGACGAACCAGATGTACCAGAAGATAAAGTTGGTCCACTTTTGATTACCGCTTGGCTTGCTGCAACAGCATTAGATGCCGCTGTAGATGCAACACTCAAAGCAGTTTGTTGTGCTTGAGTGCCTGCTTGTTGTGCTGCCGCTGTTGCATTGGCTACTGCGGTCATTGCTATTGCTTGATTTTGTTGTTGATTTTTGGCAACAACTGACAAACCTATACTTGTACCAGAAGCAGATTCTTTAGGAGAACCTCCTGATGGACCTGCTGATGCAGTTACTGGTCCTGCTGCCGGTGCTGGTCCTGATGCTTGCGCTGGTCCATTTTGTTGTGCATTTTGTGGATTGGAACCACCAGAATTAGATGAATTGGGATTTGAAGCTGGCGGTGGAGGATTTGCGGCCGCCGGCGGTGGTGCAGGAGCCGAAACAACATTGGCTGCAATACTCACAGAACCAATAGGTGCACCACTTGTTGCTGAAGTTGTAACTGGATTATTATCACTAACAGCATTAGTTGAACTTGCTGGTGGCGGTGGTGCACTTGCTGCCGCAGGTGATGGCGGAGGAGGAGCTGCGGACACAACAGTTGTATTTGATGTATTATTTGACAGTGCTGAGGTGACTGCATTTTGTGCCACCTGTTTAGCATAAGCCGCAGCATAACCAGTACAACTTGTGCTACTTAATGGATTTGTTGTACATGCATCAGGCATAACAATCAAACTTGCATTCATATTGTAAATAGATGAACCTGTGCCTTGTACGCTTGCATTGAAGTTAAAATTACCTAATGTATTCGTATTGATTGCTGATGGTGTCAATAATTGATAACTAGCAATTTGAGCACCTTGAGAAGGACCGTTTAATTGATAAGTTGTACCGCCGACACCACTTGTAGTACCACCTTCTATTCCCACAGTAACAAGACCTGATGATGCAGTTGTAGGTAAATTGTATGTGAAACCGTAGTTGATACCATACAAAGACAAACCAGAACCACTATTAGATAATGCAGTTGAAATAGCAAAAGAATTGTTTACTGGATTATTTGGTGTGGCAACCGCAGTAGGATTAGGAACCAAATTGGCGCTGGTAAGAAGGCTACTAAATCCGGAACAACTAGGACTATATGCTGGATTTTGTGCACAAGGACTTACACCATACAACAAATCAAATTCATTAACGTGAACCCTTGGACCGTAATAACCTGCCCAAAAGTTTTGGTCCTTACCACTAAAACTAACAGTTATTTTGCTTGCTTGACTCAAATCATACTGATTGGAAAACATTTGAGTACCAGAAAAATTCTGGAAATTGCCGCCGGTGTTAGTTTGACTGTAATTATAATTATAACTTTCTAATGTATTACCACTTGGTCCAGTAAGACTAACATTACCTGTTAAGGTGCCTCTGTTGCCGCCACCATTCAATAAGTCATTATTGATATCCCATGAATAATGATAACCAGATAGTTGAATACCTGTACCTGCGTTGGCCAAGGCCTGGTTGATTGCTACAGTTTGACTTACTGTTTGGTAATTGTATCCAAAAATAATATTGCCTGTGCTAGGATTATAAGCAGGCGTGTAACCACCACTATAACCACCTGCCGCACCAGTAACAGTGTTATTCCATGGTAAACCGCCGCCCAAGTTAAGCACATTACCAGAAGTTGTTACACTAATGGAACCAGTGGATGGATTTATGGTTGTGGCGTCTTGGGCAAAAGCAACACCCAACGTCATCAAGACGAAAAGGACTAACCTTTTCATTTTAGTCCTTTAGACCAATTGTTGGAACCTTTTCTGGATGTGCTTCCCATTCTTCTCTTGCTTGTTCTCCAATTTTACCTTCGTATGGGCAAGGTGTACCTGCTTGTAACATAGCATCAAACACACGGCGGTCTTGACACATAGTAGCAACTGCGGCCACTTTCATACCCATGTCAAATAATGTTTTAGATAATTTCAATCGTTCGCAATTACCATCACGCATTGTACCACCAAAACTTACACCAAAGATTTGTGTTTGAGTTGCACCACTGACACCAGTAACGCACAAGTCGCTACCAACACTCATCATTGCAGGAGCAACTGCGGTTGGTGGAGGTTGATGAATTGTTTGGTCAATCTTTGACACGTTCAAATTGTTATTGTTATTAGTCAATGTACCGCTTTGGATATTTTGGTTGACATTGTTGTTTGAACTTGTGCTAGTATTTGTATTGTTGTTTTGGTTAACATTGTTATTATTACTTGTGCTTGCACTCACATTGTTATTATTGTAAGTCATTGTGCCAGTATTCACGTTGTTATTTTGGTTAACGTTTGTACTTGTACTTGTACTTGTATTGACGTTGTTGTTTTGATTAACATTGTTGCTGGTACTGGTACTTACGTTATTATTAAAGTTAGTATTTGTGTTGTTGCTAGTGCTTGTACTAACATTGTTATTATTGTAAGTCATTGTACCACTGTTAATATTGTTATTTGTATTAACATTACTACTTGTGCTTGTGTTCACATTATTGTTATTGTTTGTGTTGTTGCTGGTAGTAGTATTGACATTGTTGTTATTATATGTCATTGTGCCACTATTAATATTGTTGTTTGTGCTTACATTGTTATTGTTGTAAGTCATTGTACCGCTGTTGACGTTATTGTTTGTGTTAACGTTGTTGCTTGTGCTGGTGCTTGAACTAACATTATTATTGTTATTTGTGTTAGTTGCAGTACTTGTATTAGTATTAACGTTGTTATTGTTATTAGTTACAGTGCCACTTTGAACGTTGTTGTTGGTATATGTAACATTACCGCTCATTGCGTTATTGTTATTATATGTCATTGTACCATTGTTGGTATTGACATTGTTATTGGTCACAGAACCACTTTGAACATTATTATTGTTATTGTTATAAGTGATTGTACCACTATTGATGTTGTTATTTGTGCTAGTGCTGGTAGAATTTACTGTGCTTGCACTGGTAGCGGTGCTAGTTGATGTGCTATTGTTGTTTGTGTTGACAGTAGACAAGCTATTGCTAGTGCTATTTGTGTCAACCAAAGAACTTGAACTATATGCACCACCAGTTAAACTGGATGATTGGTTAATTAGTGTGGGGTCAGATTGGGCTAGAGAAAAAACACCAAGTGTTGTTAGTAAAGTAGCCACAAGGATTTTTTTTAAATTCATCTCATTTCCTTTTTTATTTTTGTGGAATAATGGCAAAAATGACACGAACAGATTGACTGTTCAGAAGAATTCATATATAATCGCTTATTCCATTATTTATACGAAAAGGATTGACATGACAATTTATGCAATGAAACTTATTACCGGCGAAGATGTATTGGCCGCAATTGATTCCGAAACTGAAACCGAGTTTGTTTTAGAAAATCCTGTTGGTATTGCTGTGGTCCGTGGCCAAAACGGACAACCAAATGTTGGCTTTGCACCATTCCCGTTACATGCGGCACAAGTTAAAGATGCAACAATTTCTATTGCCAAAAAGCACATTGTGTATTATTATGAGCCTGCCGAAGACTTTATTACAAACTATAACCAACTTTTTGGTTCAGGTATCGTTCTTCCCAACAAACAAATTATTACAGGTTAATGACTAACTTCTATACAAATGTACAATGTTTCGGTAATGCAATCCTTTACCGAGGCGTTATGGATGGTAAACGTGTTAAGCAACGCATCGATTACCAACCATCACTTTACATTCCACATAAAAACGGTAAACTTAAATCTCTAGATGGTACTCCGCTTCTACAAAAGAAGTTTGATGACATCAAAGAAGCCCGTGAATACATCAAAAAATTTGATGGCGTATCTGGAGCACCAAAAGTTTATGGCAACACACGATATGAATACGCTTTCATTGGTGAACAGCATTCCGACATGGTTGATTGGGACCAGGATCACATTCGTATCGGCGTAATCGATATTGAAGTCGGTTCTGAGAATGGTTTCCCTGATCCATATCTGGCTAACGAACCTATCACTGCAATCTGTTTGAAATATTTAAATGGTATGACACTCGTCTTTGGCTGTGGTGATTACCAAGTTCAAGGTGAAGAAATCTATATCAAATGTAAAGATGAGTGGACACTTTGCAAGAAATTCATTCAACATTGGGTCAATGATACGCCAGACGTATTGACTGGTTGGAACACCAAGTTTTTCGATATTCCATATTTGATTAACCGTTTTCGTAAGATTCTTGGTCAAGACGAAGCCAAGTTGTTATCTCCATGGAAATACATCGGTGAAAGAAACACCATTATCAATGGTCGTTCTATGATTGCCTACGATATCATGGGTGTTGCATCACTTGACTACATTGAACTATACAAATGGTATGCTCCCGACGGTAAATCTCAGGAGTCTTATCGTTTGGATGCTATTGCAAATGCTGAAATTGGTGAAAGTAAACTGTCATATGAAGAATTTGACAACCTACATGCTTTGTATCGTTTGAACTTTCAAAAGTTTATTGAATATAACATCAAAGACGTTGAGTTGATTATCAAACTGGAAGACAAGTTGAAGTTGATTGAATTGGCTTTGACTCTTGCATATGATACCAAGTGCAACTATGAAGATGTGTTTGCACAAACTCGTATGTGGGATGCATTGACTTATAACCGTCTGATGCAAGATAACATCGTTGTACCTCCACGAGAAGTTCAAGACAAAGACTCTGCATTTGAAGGGGCATATGTTAAAGACCCACAAGTTGGTCTACACGAATGGGTTGCATCATTTGACTTGAACAGTTTGTATCCTCACTTGATGATGCAATACAATATCAGTCCTGAAACATTGATTGAACCAGAAGACTACACGGATGAAATGCGTGAGATTCTATCACAAGGTGTAACCGTTGATAAATTGTTGATTAAGTCAATTAATCTATCAAATATTGGTGATAAAGTCACAATGACTCCCAATGGTCAATTCTTCCGTACGGATTTCCAAGGTTTCTTGCCTAAGATGATGGCAGAAATGTATGAAGACCGTAAGAAGTTTAAGAAGATGATGTTGGCCGCAAAACAGGAGTATGAGAATGAAAAAGACGTTACTAAGAAGTATGATATTGAAAAGCGAATCGCTAGATTTAATAATCTGCAACTGGCTAAAAAAGTGTCCCTTAACAGTGCTTATGGTGCTTTGGGCAGTCAGTACTTCCGTTTTTATGATTTGCGTATGGCGCTTGGGGTTACTTCTGCTGGGAAATTGAGTATTCGTTGGATTGAAAACAAACTAAATGAGTACATGAATAAGATTCTAAAGACTTCTGATGTGGATTATGTGATTGCGTCCGACACAGATTCAATCTACATGAAACTTGGTCCTCTGGTGAATAGTGTTTATGGTGCAGACGGTACTATTGGTCTACCAAAATCAAAAGTGATTGATTTCATGGACCGTGTTTGTGAACAGAAGATTCAGCCGTTTATTGACAAGTCGTATCAAGAATTGGCCACTTATGTGAACGCATATGCACAAAAGATGCAAATGAAACGTGAGTGTTTGGCGGACAAAGGTATCTGGACTGCCAAGAAACGTTACATCATGAATGTGTATGACAATGAAGGCGTTCGTTACAATGAACCAGACCTAAAAGTCATGGGTCTTGAAATGATTAAGTCTTCAACTCCTGCGGCAGTTCGTACAAAGATGAAAGAATCTATCAACATCATGATTGCCGGATCAGAACACGATATGCACAAGTTCATTCAAGAGTTCCGTGAAGAATTCAAGAATCTGCCTGTTGAAGAAGTATCTTTCCCTCGTGGTATCAATGGTCTTTCAAAGTATGCGGATGCAGTCACGCTATATAAAATGGGTACACCAATCCATGTGAAAGGTGCAATCATTTATAATCACAATTTGGAAAAGATGGGTCTGACAAAGAAGTATCCCAAGATTCAAGAGGGTGAGAAGATTAAGTTTTCGTATCTGAAGAAACCTAATCCTTTCAAAGATACCGTTATCTCTTATCCTTCTCGTTTGCCAAAAGAATTTGACATTACCAAATTTATCGATTATGATATACAATTCGACAAGACTTTTGTGGAACCGATTAAAGTTATCCTAGACTGTATCGGCTGGACCACTGAAAAGCAAAGCACACTTGATGATTTTTTTAGTTAAGGAACAATATGAGTATTTTAGATAAAATCAAGAAGAACAGTAGCATCAAAGATTCTGCTATTCTATCCAAATCAAAGTTCTTCACACAGAAGGACATGATTCCAACCGCAGTACCTGCAATCAACATTGCTCTATCTGGAAAGTTGGATGGTGGTTTAACACCAGGTCTTACAATGTGGGCAGGCCCATCAAAACACTTTAAGACTGCTTTTTCACTTTTGATGGCCAAATCTTACATGGACAAATACGAAGATGCTGCACTGCTTTTCTATGATTCTGAGTTTGGTACTCCTCAATCCTATTTCGATTCTTTTGGTATTGACACTGATAGGGTG